TGGACTACCAAAAGGCATTATAGCACCAACACCATAATTGGAACCCGTAAACCAAACTGTTCCGGACACTAATATAGATTCTTTAAATTTTCCAGGATGCCCCAATCTTTCAAAATCATTTGCTTGTGAAGCGGGGTAATCGTAGGGTTGTACTCCGTTTGGTATTGACATTATTTACTCCATGATAAATCTTCAATAAGACTATAATATCTTAAAAGTGCAGATATATGATTTTCTTCAATTTTTTTTACAGTTTGGTATTCATCTAATAAATTAACTATCTCGGATAATTTTATTTTTAGAGATTTGTCTTTAACTTTGTATAGATTTTTTGTGAATACATTTTTAATTTCAGCCGCTTCAGCCTGTATCAATGATTTGAAATTATTGGTATTGCTAACATTACTGATATATTCACGTAAGATTGTCTTTTGTTGGTCTGAAAGGTCACTGTACTTTTTATTGAATTTTTCAACCAAAAGTTTTTGTGACAATAATCTAACATCTTTTGGTTGATTTGAAATAGCAAATGTTTCATTTATAACATTACTTTTTGAGTTGGATGTTATATTTTCCAAAATTGTTATACGTGATTTTGTCAACTCTATTGGATTATCAGATTCACGATATTCCAATATTTTGTATATTGATGCCAACAATTTATAGTTTTGAACCTTTGTTTGAAAAAAAGAATTTATATCAAAATTTTCTTTTATAGCTTTAATCAATTCGTATTTTTCTTGATTCAATTTATTTCTATTAAATCCCTTACGTGCAGTAATAGCTGCTTCAATTAGCATATTAGCCTTCGTGTCCGATTTGAGTTTCTCATCGGATAATGTCTTATAAAGTTTATACTCTTTTATAAGCTCAGTATTCTTTCCAAAATGCTTTTTTAGGATTTGTATTGCTACAGATTCATTGGAAGAAATAATGTCTGATGTTATTTGACGTGTTAATAATTCAAATAACATTGCAGTATTTTTAAACTTTGAATGTTTTATTTTCTTCATTGTTGTTTATACCTATTAGTGTACACTTTCATAGAATAAATATAGAGAAAAATCATAATTCATCTAATAAATTATCTTCATTTAATAAATTTGGCTCATTTTCTTCTTTTTTTACCGCTGGTTTAAGGCTTTCTGATATTATTTCTTTCGTTTTAACCTTTATTCCACTCATACTTTGTAATAAACCGTCTAATTGTTTAGCTTCTAATGATAATGCCGAATTATTTTTATAATTATGTTTTACACTATTTGATGTTTTTAATGTGTTTGCAACATCTTTCTTTCCTATTGGATCTCTACCAAATGCATGATCATCAGTTCCGTAATTCAGGTTCTTTGCAGGCCTTCCTGCTCCTGGCCATCCTCCTTCCGGAGTTTCACCATCATTTATTTGATATGCCTTGGAACCACCTTTTGTATGTAATGAGGCAATATCATGTGGTGTTCCAAAAGATTCTTTCGTTAATACGGGGTCATTTCCTTCGTTTTCTATTTGATTTTGACGGAATAACTGTTTAATATCCTCAATTATTTCATTTCTTTCAAATTCTATCTCGTCATCTGTCATGTTAAATATATTACTGTATATGTGTTTCATTGACAATATTTTTTTATCCATTATTTGACCCGCCAAATCCACTCGTTCTTTCATCAAAGCTACTTTTTCTTGTTCGTATACAATAGATGGTCCAGTTAAACCTAATTCAAAATTTACCAAATCTGCATTTTCGTAACCTTGAGCATAGAGGTGAACTATTGCTATTTTAGTTAGTTCTGATACTACTATCCGTTGGACACGTTCTATTGTTCTCGCAAATCTAATATCTAAAGCTGCCAATGTAGCCTTACCTTCAGTCGATTCGTCATATCCCAAAAATGCCTTAGGTACTTTTAAAGCCGCAAACAATTTACTTTTAAGATATTCAACATCTTCTATCGCTTGATATTGTAGTCCAGGGAGGGTTTCGATATTAGTAGCAGATTGAGCACCACGAACTGGCAAATAAAAATCTTCTAATAGATTTTGCATGTTAAAACGAAGATTATATTGTCCAGTTTTTTCATCAACGAATGGTACTTTCTTCATTTTATTCATCATTTGACTAATATATTGGTCTACTTCACCTGGTGGTATGTTACCAATATCAACTTTGAAAACTCTTTTTTCAGGTGCTCTCATTATTCTATGTATAAGCATAGCATCTTCCATCAAAAGAAGTTGCTTAAATATTTTTCTACCACCCTCAAGCATAGATTTACCATACGGTAAAAAGTTTGTATCACCTATAAGTCTAAAATGTGCTATTTCATAATTTTGAAATTCACCTTTTCCTAAAGGGCCCTCATAGATAAACTTAGTCATATAGACGTGTTCTGGATCAGTTCCTTCTTCTCTTTGCATTTCGTAAGGTGAAAATGGTACTACATTTGTTATACCCAATCCCTCTTTAACATCCAAATACAAATAGAAATCTCCGTATTTGCATAGATTACGAACCCAAGGCCAAAGATTATATTCCACATTTAATATATCGTAGAATAGGTTTCTTAATATCTTTCTTATATTTTCATTATCAGTTCTTATAGATAATACATCACCTGTATCATTTTTCAATGTACTTTCGTCAGCATAAATGTCTAATGCTGATGCTACTATAGCATCAGTATCCATTGCCTCATAATCACCGTATAAATCTATTTTAGTTGCGGAAAAGGAATTATATTGATTGTATACCGATATTGGTGTTCCACGTGTTCCATGTAATCTACCATAACGGTCTATAACTTTTGATGTATGAGGATTACCGTCAGCTTGGTAACGCGCAGTATCAACTACTTTTAGTCTTTTTCCACCAACATTTCTAACAATAACATTAGTACTAAAAAGAGTTTTTATTCTGTCAAAAAATGATTTAGACTCAGCCATTTATCACCTATATTTTGTTATATTACATGAATATAAATATGTATTAAAATTTCAAAAATCACTTTATTAACCAAGTTAAATCTTCATCGGAACCATTTATTTTCATAGACCATTGATCTGTTTTCATCATTGATGCGGGGGTATAGACTCCACTGGATTTATTCATATAGTCTAACGTTAATCTAGTTCTCATCATCCCCTCTTGACGAAGTTTTAATGCACTATCTCTTACCCAAAGACCTATTGCAAGTGACATAACTAAATCGTCATTGTATCCACTCTGAGCTTCGGCCTTTGAGCCATTCCAAACAAAAACATATAATTCTTCTATTAACCGTGATGATTTTATAATAGGTGCTCTTTCTCTGAAATATGTTTCCAATTTCGATATTAATAATGGTCTAGTTTTTGAACTTGTTGTAAATCCAGGAACCATTTGAGATTTATCCTTTATATCATATCCTTTTGGTATATGAACAGATGGATCTATGTATCCGTCTTCTTTATAAGTGTAATATAAATTTGGATAACCCCTATCTATTATTTGTTGTATAACCGCCCATCCTACGTTAGCGTTTTCCACAACTAATAGAGCATCGTTATATTCCGTTGCCAATGATACTAACATATTCCCGTAAGTTTTAGTATCCATTTTACCTTTATATTCAGCCACTTGTTCTAAATTATCAATGTCTAATATATGAAATGCTGAATAGTCGTTTCCATCACCACGAGCAACATCAGCAATTACCATATATGTTTTTGTTGAATCGGGATATTCCCACATCCAAAGTGCTTCTTCTATTCCACGTTTTTCTTTTGGTTCAGTAATGTAAGTATCTTCATACCATTTTACCAATTCACCTTCTATGACTGAACGACCTGATGATAGGAAGTTTCCATCACATTCTTGCTTTGCCATAGCGGAACCTAACAGAATATCCTGTTCATCTCTCCATTTTTGGTCACGATCCGGATGAACTTGCCATAATAATTCTATAGGATTAAATGAGCTTTCACCCAATTTAGCCTTTACCCATTGTTTGTGATAAAAATTACCTATGCCGTTTGGTGTGGAATTTATTATAGCAGTACCACCTGTTGCAAGTGTTTGTTGAGCTGATGCCCATATTCTATCTATATCATCAATAAATGCCGCTTCGTCTATTATGAGAAGTGATAATGCCTCAGAACGAGCTGAGTCAGCTGCAGCTGAAACAGCTTTTATTTGCGAACCATTTCTAAATCTCAATGATAGTTTGTTATCTTCTTGAACCCCCGTCTTTAACCAACTTGGCAAGTTATCGTACATAACACGAACTTTTGTAACAAGATTTTTTGCAGTTTCTTGTTTAGTAGCAATAACAAGGATATTTTTATCTTGATTAAATAGCATTAACCAAAGTGAGTACCCAGCTATTAATGTGGAGATACCCAGCTGTCTTGATTTCAATACTATATTCCACCGGTTATCATTGAATTCTTTTAATACATCTTCTTGGAATGGGTATAATTCAAAAAGAATTTTGCCACGAGTTGGATGTTGAATTTTTGCATAACGTTTCATAAAGTGTATAGGATTTGATGCGCATTTTGCATATTCCTCTTTTATGATGTCTTTAAGATTTTTAGGAATTGGCGTCATTGTATACCTATTATTATTCCAACAACCGTTCCCATACCCGTCAAAAACCAAAGAAAATTATTATCATACCATTTGGGTTGTAGTTCTTTGTTTATATTTTCCAATTCGGTATTTATCTTTTCTAATTGCTCATTTTGTTTTCTACAAGCATCTATTACAGATTCCCTATTAAGTAATTGTTCATTATAAATCTCTACACGTTTTACATATATTTCTATCAATGTATCTTGGACAGCAACAACTGTGTGTAGATATTGTATTGAATCACGTAATAATTGTATTTTATTTGCAAGAAC